AGACAGTATGGTGAGGAACTGGCTCTATGTCAGAGGTATTATCAGGTGTTTGGGATAGACCATACCTTTGCTGGTAGGGGTGGCTCTACAACAACCATAGCTGTTAGTGTAATCCCATTTGTGGAACTCAGGGCGACACCTACAATTCCCTTTAATGTAAATGCAAGGGCGTATAGCATTAGCGGCAGCACTAGCGATACAAACTCTACATTGACACTTGCGCGATATACTAGCGCTATATACATAACGTTTGCGGGTTTTAATTCTGTAATAACAGATAATAGAGTTGGTACAATTCAACTTGCTCAAAACATGCCCGTAGATGCGGAGTTATAATCATGGAGAACGAAACGATGAACATAACGTCGGCAATGCTTCAAGCTGCAATGACACCTGACGAGGAGCCAACATCAATTCAAGCAGTGATTGATGGTGTCACAATGTCAGTCCCAATGGACCCACGCAATCGACACTACAAGGAAATCTTACGACAGACTGAGGCTAATACTTTAACAATAGAGGAATCTTCAAATGCTTAATTTTTGTAACGATCACTGGGTCGGCTTGATGCTTGGAGCTGTGTGCGCAACATCTATTCTTTGGGGAGTGGCTTACTGGCTAGATGATTCTCCACATATTCCTGAACTAGTAGAAATCGAGGAGTGATAGTTTGTACTGTTGGATTCAAAGCGGACCACCTTGCGGCATTTGCTTAGGTTGTCATGGTTATGATCCTGCTAGCTTTTAATCTTATGAAAGACTAGAAAGTAAAAATAACCATTAAAAGTATCCGGCCCTTATAGGGGAACGAAGTGGTGAGCAAAGTTGTTTTGTCAATCTAGCTCACCATCCACATTCAAATCGCAACTGACATTGAGGAGCAAGAAATGGCTACTGAAGTAATCCCTATCGGAGAGCTAGCAACAATTGGGCTAGTCGAAGATATACCAAGCGTTGCTCTACCACCAAACGCATTCAGCGACGTTCTCAACGTGCGGTTTCTAGACGGAGCAGTCCGTAAGTTTCCTGGCGAATCGTCTGCGTTGGTCTTCAGTCCAGCAGTGAGTGATCTAATGTACGTAGCGTCGTGGAACTCTCCATCAGGTCTGCGATACGTAGTTGTCCACGGAGACGATACGACGGCGGTTGTAGATGTTTATAACGCAGAGCGTGATGCAATCGTTGCGTCGGGCAGCATGCCTAACTCAGCAATCGCTGAATGGCAGCATACAGAATTTAATGGCGGATTTCATTTCATTTTAAACAATGGAGTAACAACGCCTAGGTTTCTACAAGACAACATGGCTGACATGGCGCCTCTCCCTGGATGGGACTCATACGCTGTGTATACGCAGGAGCTCACATACATTGAAGATGGGGCTCGAAACACAGTGTCAGTGGAGGCCGCGATTGAAGATGGCTTCACTATACAGGTATCAAACATTTCAAGAGACAGTAGCGTAGCCGTTCAAACTGAAGTTGTTACAGTCTCGGTGACTAATGGATCTACGTATATGGTCTACCCAAGCCCAACGCTAGCTGGCATTGGCGAGATAAGTAACGTCACAGCAGCAGGCTACGACTTCACACCAATAGCAGGCTCAGGCGGTAACACATTTGTTCTTAGCACTGTATCTGACCCAACGTCTGACGTGACGTGTGGAGTCATTCGTGCGTTTGGCAATCTTCTTGTTGCAGGTAATTTAATTGAGAATGGAGCCCGCACACTCACAGGAACTATCAGAACATCTAACGTCGCTGCTCCGGGAAACATTCCAAAGAACTGGAATCCATTCTATCTTGGTGCTAACACAGCAGATGAATTTATCTTGTCTTCCACAGGCATCATTAAAGACATGGCAGAGCTTCAAGGCTCACTGTACGTGTACACCGATTCATCTATCCATGTCATACAGCAAACAGGTGACATAACAATACCGTTTCAGGTCTCTGCTGTTACAGCTGACTATGGGGCGCATGGAATTGATACTGTCGTAGAAGTAGACGGAAAGCACATTGCAATCAGTTACGATGATGTGTACGTATTTGGCGGACACCCCGGTAGCATTACCTCCATCGCGTCTGGCAGAGTGCGTGACTATTTTAGATCCACTCCAGGCATTAAAGTTCAGCGATACAATAAGTGGGATGAGCTGTGGTTCTGGTCACCAAACGTTTCTTTGATGTATGTTTACAATTATAGAACAGACATATGGTCGAAGCGCTCAGGAACTGCTCCTATATCACTGACAGACGTTGTCGGAGATTTGCTAATCACTGATTCAACATCTGTAAAGACTGTGGACACGGGCTACTCTGATGTTTCTTACATTGAGAGACGCGGATTGAGTATACCATCAGACTTTGAGACGGACACAATTGCTACCGTAGCGCTCATCATCGAAGGCAACGGAAAATTGAAGACACAAATAGTTGGTAGTAACGCTCCAGGCGAGAACCGAGATCCAACTGTTGATGCGCATAGACAGATCACTACTGTTGATTTCAATATTGAATCAGATTATAAACAGGACTTGAGAGCGCAAGGTCGTTTTCTAAACTATCGCGTGACACACATTCCAGATTTGATCGATGATAAGGGCTTTGCTCTAGTCAACATGCAACTTGGAATCAATCAGGGAGGTCGGCGCTAATGGCAGTTGTCAGACCACCAATATCTGGTGTGCAAGATCTTGATAGTTGGCGAAACCAGATAACACAGCATATCAATACAAATCAAGGCTTTGGCAAAGGTAGACCCAGAGATGCGGGTGGGACAGGCGCAGGATCAGTTGGACCCCCAGGTCCCGCTGGCGCGCCGGCTCCTCACTACGCAGAGGTAACTCTATTCACTGATCCGCTTGCCGGGGCAACTCCTGCAGCACCTACTGCCACGATCACTTGGAGTACAGGCGCACTATCAAGCATTACGTCGGGTTGGTCACAGACAGCTCCAACAGTAGATCCAACTCTTCCCGAGAGTCTCTACAGTTCTAAACTTATATTCTCAGACTCTGTGGCCCCATTCGTGACAACGACTACCACCGGTTCAACTCCTATAAAGAGCTTTGATTGGACACAGTTTGACGCAATTGGCACGAACATAGTGTTTGTAAATTCAGTGGCAGACTTACCCGCTCCATCCAACTCTATAATAACTTTAAAATCTGGTGTGGCATACGTGTTCGCTACGCATGTTGATCTGAATGGAGCAAGACTCAAGACCAATGGTATCTCGTGTATACTTGGAACGTCGGTTGAGACAGCTTCAATCACTAGCACAGGTCTGTCAGCTTCGACTCCGCTGATACAGTCAAGCAACAATCTACCTATGCAGTCAATAACAATAAAAGATGTTGGCACAGGGTTTTTAATAGATGCACCGTTGAGCACCAATGGAACAGCTGACATCGAATGGTTCAATGTCAACTTCGAAAACGTCACGGCTGTAGGCACAATGAAAACTGTCGATACTTTTCTGTATGATAGTGGCACCTTCAATAATTCTCAAGGCTTACAATTCACTGGCAACGTTAGAGACGTCAGACTTACGAATTGCCGGTTTGAAGGAGATGGATCGAACGCGTCATTGATCACGGTCACTTCCACAGCTGTGATAGGAAACGAATTTGCGATTTCAGATTCTACAATTGTAGCATCAGGACTTTCAACTGGCGTTACGTTTTTCAGCAGCGCTATAATCCCAAATCAAGGTTTTGTATTATCTTCGTCAGATTTTCTAGGTGACTCGACTCATATCGCTGGTATCACTTACCTTGATGCAAGATCCAGATGGTTCAACTGCCGCGGTATCATGAACGGTGCGGTTACGTCGTCATACTACATGAAGAATAACACTACGGCTTCTGCGCTTATGGTTACATCTACACCAACTAAGATTGCTGGAGCAACGATCTCTGCACCGAGCACACAGAAGTTTACAAACACAAACAACCGTGCAACATACAATGGCGTGATCTCAAACAACTTCAAAGTGAGCGCTGTACTATCAGCGAACTCGGGGAACTCTCACGTTCTTGCGGCTTATGTTGCAAAGAACGGAGTGGTGCTACCAGAGAGTTTTAGTCTCACAACGACAAACGATAGCAGCAGAGCCGAGAGCTTCACAACACAAGCGGTCGTGGCTCTTACAGAGGGCGACTACATAGAAATATGGATAGCCAATAATTCTTCTTCTACTAATTATGTGACTGTTACAGAGCTTAACGTTATTATTGATACAATCACTTAGAATGCATATACATATATAACTCTCGGAGAAACTGACGATGCAAATATCAAACAAAGGGTTAATAGCTTTAGCTTCCCACGAAGGAATAGTTCCTGGTCCGTATAAGGATTCGGTTGGAGTTTTGACGTACGGAATTGGCCACACAAAATCTGCTGGTGATCCGGACCCTGCTAAGCTACCGAAAGGTATGCCTAATAATTTAGATGAAGAGCTTGTACGCATTCTCGATATATTCAAAAGAGATGTAGAGAAGTATGCGGCTACAGTTGATAAAGCGATAACAGTGCCGATCAGTCAAGAAGAGTTTGACGCTGCCGTAAGCTTTCATTACAACACTGGTGCAATCACGTCTGCTACGTGGGTCAAGACACTTAATAAAGGCGACCACAAAACAGCAGCTGCGCAGATCATGAACTGGAGTAGTCCTTCGGAAATCATACCGCGTCGAACAGCCGAGCAAGTACTGTTCCGAGATAGTGTGTACCCAACTTCACCCGTTAATGTGTGGCGAGTTGATAGCAACTATAAAGTCATATGGACTGTAGAGAGAAGCATCTCGCAGCAAGAAGGATTAGCTTACCTAGGAGAGTCTGATAAAGATGATGAGACTTCGCCTATCGATGACAGAGTTGACTTTGATGACTATCGCGATAAGGTCCAGACTGTTAAAGATGATGTTAGCCAAATCCAAGACGATGCGCAGAAGCTGAAGGCCGATGTGAACGCTCTAAAAAGAGATTAAAGTGAATGGACATTGATAGCGCAGACAATGAAACTACCGCTAAGTGGGGCGTTGAAAGAATATATGGTGACGCTCTCGTTCGGCGATGGTCTGAGATTGTGCCACTGATCGACGCTGCGTTACTTCATGGCTCTGGATCAGTGACTTCATACGGACTATTTATTGAGTGTCTTGCAACCGTTGCTCAATGTTGGATAGACGAAGACGAGTACGGAGATGTGAGAGGTGCCGTTATAACAAGATTTGAAGATCAGGAAGGCACGCGAATCATTGCGGTCATAGCCGCTAGCCACCCAGACTGGTTTGCTGGAGGTCATGAAACTTTAGAGCGACTTGAAGAGTTCGGGCGCAGCGAAGGTTGTCATAAAATGAATGTGTATGGAAGACGTGGTTGGCTGCGGGTGCTTGCGCCTAGAGGCTATTATGAACCATATATAACTTTAACAAAAGATCTAGGAGGTGCTTAGAAATGGGCGGAGGCAAATCGAAGAAATCGACAACATCATCAGGAACGCCCAAGTGGGCGCGACCTTACGTAATGAAAGCTGCGGACGACGCGCAGAACCTATACGACGCTGGAGCTCTCAGTCGAGTAGCCGGTTACAACAGTGATCAACTAAGAGCGGCTCAACTCACTCGTGACTTATCAGGGCACGCAAGCTCGTACGGCCGACACGCTGATAGATTGACCTCAGCAGCGAACACACGTAACGCTAACGCAAATCGTCTTGCTCGTGCAGCAGACATCATCGCAAGAGACGCGGGAAAGGATCCAGCGTTTGCGCAGGCTCAACGCGTGTACCGAGATGCAAGCGAACAGAGCGGTATCTTTGGTGCTGGTCATTACGGCACTGTAGCAGGTCAGCTTCAACCACAGATCGATAATCAAGTGACTAGAGCTCTCGGACAACAGTCCGGTCAGTTCTCGCAGTCAGGTAATCTTGGCGGCGCTCGAGCACAAGCTGCAGCAGGAATGGCAGCTGGTCAGATCTCGTCTGACATGTCTGCCGCTGAAGTCGCAGCCCAACGGGCAAACGCGTTCACAGGTGCAGGCTCAGGCGTCGACACCGCCAACACACAGTTCTCGCAGCGTGTTGCGGGGCACGGGTTGCAGACAAACGCTTTCAACTCGCAAGGCGAAGCGTTTAACAATATGAATACTGCTGTAGGGCATCAAGGTAACGTGTTTCAAGCACGATCTCAAGCCGCTCAACAATTAGGGGCGGTCGGTCAAGACAGGCAGAACCAGCAACAAGCAGAACTGGACGCTCAGTACCAAGGCATTCAACGTATGTTTGGACTGATAAACACAAACACAGTCGGTTCTACGTCTGAAACAACTTCATCTGGAGGCAAATGATATGGCCGCAACACCACTCGCACCACCACAACTGAACCCCGCACAATACGCGCCACACGCTCAATTCAGCCCGTCTCCGACTGAGGAGATCAAACAGAAAGTACTCAGTACAGGAGCAAGCAAAGCTCTATCCAAAGCGGGTGAAGCTTTATTCCCAGGTGCGGTTGCGCCTGCGGCCGGCGGAACAGCTGCAGCACCTAGTGGTCTAGCAGGGTTACTACCCACAGGTCTCACATCTCTATTTGGTGCAGCGCCTGCCGCCGCAACAGGAGCCGCAACCACAGGAGCAGCAGGAGCTGCGGGAGCAGGTCTAGCAGGAGCCGCAACCACAGGAGCAGCAGGAGCTGCGGGAGCAGGTCTAGCAGGTGGCGCATTGGCAGGCGGAGCAGGCCTCATGGCTGCAGCCGCACCTATAGCGTTACCGCTCGCTGCTGGCGCGCTTGCAGGAAAAGCGTTTGGTTTGTTCAATGATGGAGGGCGCGTGCCTTCAGAGACAATGACAGCTATGCCCAGTGCGCAACAGTCGCCTCAGCGTATGACTCAACAGTCGCCTCAACATATGGCTCAACAGCCGCCTCAATACATGACCCAACAGTCGCCTCAGCATACGGCGCAACAGTCGCCTCAATACATGACTCAACAGTCGCCACAACACATGACTCAGCGGTCGCCTTATCCAATGCCTCAGAGATCCCCTCAAAACATGCAGATGCATGCGTCACCACAGATGGCTCAACAACCTGCACCTTCTCAGATGATGCAACGATCACAGCCACCTCTTTCATTTAAACAGTTAGAGCAACAACAATCGTTGTCACTCAATAAACAAGCGTTCGATGCGGATGAAAGGCGTAAGAACCAATCGCATCAGATGAAAATGATGCAAGAGGAAATTAAACTCAGAGATGCAGCTGGTTTTAGAACACCTTTGTCTGCTCCGTAGGAGACTTATATGACTAACAGACCTGTAAGCGGAGATTATCTTCAAGGTGATCCAAACACACATCCAGGAGTTCCAGTAGGCGAAGACAGAGTGCCTGCGTGGTTGGCTCCAAACGAATTTGTAGTTAACGCAGAGGCCACAGAAATGTATGGTCCTCAAATTGAAGCAATGAACAATCACGGACGTGCGGTGCAACAGCAAGCAGAAGTTCCACCACACGCGTCAAATGCTCAGTACTTCGCTGAAGGTGGATCCGTTGCTCAATCAGATATGTTCTCAGGCAATAACTGGGATCTTTACAGGTCAGCTGTTGCTTCAATAGAGTCCGCCGGCCACGACGATCCGTACTCGATTATGGGTGGTTTCAATAAACATTACGTCGGTAAGTACCAGCTTGGAAGTGATGCAATTGGGGACGCCGCTAGGTTCTTGAAAATGGAAACCGTTCCGTCTCGCGAGCAAGTACGCAAAGATCCTGCAATGCAAGAAAGATTATTCAACGCTTTTACGCAAGCGAACCACGCTTCGTTGTTAAGCAGATCTGAAAAGTATCGCAACATGGATCCGGCGGCTCAACAACGTGTACTCGGCTACGCTCATAATCAAGGCGCCGGAGGCGCAAATGAATATCTGCGTACTGGTCAAGCAGGAGTGGACGGTTGGGGAACCTCTGGATTAAAGTACTCAAACACAATTGGTAAAATTCAAGGTGATCCTTCTTGGAAACCTTCAGTTGAGGGCTTAGGCCGCACGCCTGCAGAAACAGATCAAATGCTAGAGTTCGGTGTGCCTGTTCCAGACGGCGTTCCAAATGTCGAAGCAGATAGCGATTGGCTCGATCTATCGTTCGGATCATCTGCTCCGCACCAAGCATCGTTTGCGCCAACAGTTCCTGTGTTTGTACCGACTGACGCAAGAACAAATCAATCTAATACTAGAAATCCAAACGATGCACGTTATTTCAGAGGAGGAGGCGCGGTTGAACCGTCTGAAGATGAAAAAGCGAGGATGCGTGAAAGATACTTAGCAGCTTTTAACGCGAATCGTGGTGAGACTACTGCAATCGAACAGTATAACAACAATCCTTCTTTAATAAATGAAATGCCTAACCAAGTTCCAGACATATCTAACCAGATTCAAATCCATCCGTATCAACCAGACATGTCAATGCCTCTACCTTATAGTGATCGAAGACCCACATTACCAGGCGGAATGCCTATGGTTCCACAGCAGGGCATCCCATACAATCAAACCTTGAATTTTGAACCGAGCGAGGAAGATTTATTTACTGGCAGATTTGACCAACTACACGGAGAATATTCTCCTGCATATAGACATTATATGGGAGACCTATTCCAAAATAACTCATTAAACATGGGTCCGAACTCAGTCAGCTCTGGTGGGGTTCCTCAGGAAACGGCACAGTACCAATCACCAACTACAATTGATCCTTACGACCCCTTAGATCCTATAAAGTATGACCCCTTTCAAACTGAGATAGCACAGCAACACGGAAAAAATGGAACAGTGTTTGACACACAACCCGCTATGCCGAGAGTTGCCACGGTTCCTGAGATGGCTTCGCCCCCACTAGTTGAGGTAGCGAATCCGTTAGACGCAGTCTTCTCAGACCCTGCGTACGCAATGATGTCTGATCGCTCTGGGTTAGGTGTTCAAGGCTATTGGGATTCTTTAGATCCTGCAGTGCAAGAGCAGCATCTGAGACGAGTAGGCGCTGAACCAGCTATCTTCACAAATAAGGATGAGATAGACGTTCTGAACACTGTCGGCGCCAACAGCGGATTTGCTGCATCGCCTGAGGAGTATAACTTAGGGCCTGCGCATGGCAGCGATGGATCGCCTATGGAGTTATCTGACGCATCGACTATCGGTTTAGACGCTGGCTTCAACGTGCCAGGTGTAGATCCTTTCATCGCAAAAGACATTCCAGTAGAAATGGGTGCTAGCAACGAATATGACGTGCCAAAAGAACCCGGTTGGGAGATGCAAGCGTACGTAGATCAAGGCTTCGAGCTTGATGAAGCTCAGTATCAAGCACAACAGATGCTTGAGGAGGCAGATCGTAACCTACTAGTTGCGCCAGTCGGCACTCAGGGATACGATCATTGGACGAGCCAGCGTGAAAAGGCTTTGACGTTGCTTGGACGCTCTGAAGAGAACTCAGGCTCTCTGTACCCAAGGGCAGAAACACCTGGAACGCATGTGCTCGATGTTCACAACGAAATCAACAACGCTGAAACCGCGGTTGGTGAAGCAGTAGCAAACATTGAAACAGCGGCTAGCAGCGGCGATTATGAGGGTGTCGCTGAGAGTGAAGCAGCTCTCGCAGCAGCTCACGAAGCGTTGACAACAGCTAAGGACAAGGCTCAGGAGATAGTAAATAATAGAGAAATAAACGCGAACGAGGAAAGCAATCGACTCAACACTCAGATCCAACTGGAAGTGATGGGCTTAGACAACGCCATCGAAAATGCGACGACTGATGAGGGTAGAAACGCCTTAATCAAGGCACGTGACGATCTTGTAGAGCGCCACGAAGCTGGCACGCTTGCGCCTCCACCTCCCGCAAATGGGCTTGACTCTTTTGATATGGTGCCTGATGACTCAGTGATTGCTGCAGACACAAACAACGCCACACCAATAGCAGAGGTCAAGACCAAAGTTGAGGAGGCTGGTAAAGGTGAAGAGGTTATCAGCGCAAGCTCTACCGGCGCGATGACAACAGCTGGTGAAAAGGCTATAGCTAAAGACCCTTCAACTCTTGGCAAAGCGTTTGGCTCACTTAAAAGTTTCTTCGGAGACATGTTCGACGCGACTGAACTCAAACGCATGGCGGTTCTGTATGTAGGCGCACGTGTAACAGGCGCTAGCCACGGCTCGTCTCTTGCGTTTGCAGGTAAGAGCTATCTCACGCGTATGAACGAGAGTGAAAAACTGTACAAGACTGCTGCCGCATCTGACAAATATACTAAGTCAAGTGTCGCTAAGTTCAAAACGTCGAAGGATCCAAACGATCTCGAGATTAAGAAAGTTGCACCGAAATCGACTGGTGAATACAAGAACTGGTACACTGACGACGGCACGAAAATCGTAGCTGAAAAGATAGTTCTGCCAAATGGAGATAAAGCGTGGTTTAGTGGGGGCAGGCAGATAGATCCACTAAAACTCCACTCTGAGGAACCTAAGTCAGCACACAAGAAACGTATGGTTGTTCAAGAGCAGATTACTCCTCTCATCGAAGAGATATACAAATCTCAAGGAAGAAACAAGGTGGGTGAAAGCGATAGTGGAGTGCCACGGTACGAAGATAAACTTCGTGTAGGACCTTTACAGCTCGCAGAGCAAATGGGTCGTTGGGCTCAAGAGAACGACTTCGCAATGGAGGATATAAGCAGAAGCGCGATTCTTGACAAAGCTATGACGGACATGTACAACGATGCTGACCGTAACGTTGCGGAAATCAATAGCATTGTGCCATATCTCGAACAGAACATGTTAATGTATAAGAGCAACATGTCCCTAGAAATGTTTAGAAAAGCTAACAATAATGGCAAATCTTCCGAGCAATTAAGCCCGATGAGCATGGTTGAAATAAACGCTGCGATCATAAACGACTTGAAAGGTGATGAAGAATACTACACCGGCCAGCCTGATCAAGAACTTTTATCTCAAGCGTACTCGACAGGTTGGGCGAAGTGGAACGCACTTGAAGATGCTGAAAGGCGTAAGTGGGAAAAACGGAGCAGCGACAGTACCAACGGCTTTCTTGAGTACATGGAGAGTCTACTTAACTAATAACTGGAGTAATAAAATGAGTAAATTAGGATCATTAGTTCGTGAGAACTACGGCGGAGGTAGCGACGCTCCCTTCGTCTGGTCAGATGCTGATACCATTAAGACGCCTGACGGTCAACTGCATCGTCTGGAGTCTATAGATGCTCCAGAGATTGTTCGTTTTGATCAAGATGGGGTTGCCGACCCCGATAGAAAAGCTACAGCGGGCGCCAATATTGCGAGCATTGCGGCGCAGCGCGCGGCGTTAGAGAACGGGTACACTAACATTGTGCCTGTTCTCAACGAAGACGGTAGCCCAAAGATGGATGCTACAGGCTCTCGCCCCATCATTCGCCTTCACAACGCTGAAGGCAGAGACTACGCGTCGGAAGCCATTCGAAGTGGGATGTTTAAACCCACACGATTCTCTTCAGATGATGAACGCGCTTTACACGATTGGGCAGAGTTCACAGGCGCAGAGTCAGACTTTGATCAAGCGTCGGTAGCTGTGCAAAATGCTATAGCAGCAGAGACTGGCGAGCTGAGAGCTCGTCCAACAGCCATCAACGAAGAGCAGTACTCGTATGGTGGATACTCTAGCAACTTAGCGTTTCGTAAATACGATCGCACATTAAATAACAAATCTCTTAACCCTATGTCTGATTCGTGGGAGCAAGGTTGGATCGGCGCTGAAGAAGGCGCCTATGGCTTCTTAGAGCTACTCGGAGACACTACTGGAATAGAGAAGCTAGCTGAGTCTGGAGAAATCGGCGTGTATAGAGCGCGCGCTCAACAAGAAGAGTACGCCGACATACTTACGGATTGGAAAGATGTCAACGGTATAAACTCTGGTGTTAGCTACCTCGTTAACAATGCTGCAATGTCGTTGCCTTACATGGTGACAACAGCTGCGGCTGGCGTGGCAGGTGCTGCCGTAGGAGCTGTATCCGCACCTGTTCTTGGCACAGCTGTGGCGGTTGGTATTCCATCACTCGTCTACGCTGGTCAAACATGGAACGAAATGGAAGGCGAAAAGAATGCAGGTGTTGCACTAACTGCTGGCGTTATACAGGGTGCTCTTGATAGAGTAGGTGTCGGAGCTCTTGTAGGCATGAAGCCTAAGGATATGGGCTTCGCTGCCGTGAGTAAAATCATGACGTCTAAAGGTATGCCGAGAGAGGCTGCAGAGCAGTATCTAGCTGAAGCGACGAAGCAAGAGATTGCAGACGTCGTGCGCGCTTCAGGTGAAGCAGCTGTAGCGAAAGTTGCAGCTAAACAAGCAGGCGTCAACTTTCTTAAGTCAGCGTCTAGAGAGGGCGTCACCGAAGTTATGCAAGAAGCAACTGGATATGTTTCAGCTAGCATCGGCTCAGATAAAGAGTTTGAATGGGAAGAGCTGAACCAGCGGATGATAGCCGCAGCTATTGCAGGCTCTGCTTTAGGTGGTGCATTCTCCGTACCAGGTTCTGTCGTTGATGGAGCTAAATATCATGGACTCATGGGAGACACTGAGATAGCGGATCATACAACTGCTGTCAAGTCTGCCATTTGGGCTGAGCAAGAAATAAAAGAAAACGGTTATATTCCTTCAAACAAAGAGAACCTTGCTGAGATCCACGCAGAAATGAAAGCTGGAGATTTCGGTACATTAGACGAGTACTCTGATCTGTGGCGCACAGCCGAGAAAGAGAAATCAACAGCTCAGCGCGTATGGGATAAGCTCTCTAACTTACCAGCTCTGTGGCAAGGATCTACTCGTAATCTCTTTTCAGACAGTATACTAGAACGATCACGCACTGCTCGCATTGCTGCCGATCTTTTTGGCGGCAACCCAGATCGCGTGTTCTCTGGCGACAGTTTTGAAGATGCTAAGCACCACAAGGTCGCTACTTACAAGAACTTTATGACGCGCCCTGAAGAGATGTTCTATCAATTGAATGGTAATAAACCGTTTACTCAAAGCGATAAGAAACGAGTCAGTGCTAAACTGTACGACGTTATGAAAAAAGCGGTTGATAAAGATGGTAACTTTGATGCAGAGCTTGTTCCTAAAGATCTTGACAGCCGTGAAGCGTACATAAAGGTAGCAAAAGAACTCAACGCGTTGTCAGAGAAAATGTACGCTGACCAGAAGGTGCACAACCCTGAGCTTGGATACGTTAAGAACTACTTGCACACATTCAAATCGCTTGATAAACAAGCGGTTCTCAAGAAGCGCACACAGTTTCAATCACTTCTACAGTCAGAATATGGCATGACTGCTGCGGAAGCTGATCAGATTGCTGGCGCTATCGTCGACGATCCTAACGTAGGAACCGTAGAAGAAGCGTTCTCAGTTGTATCAGGAGGTATTGTACCTGGATCTCATAAGAAACGTACGCTCAACCTTGCACAGAAAGAGAAGTTCGCTGAGTTCATGGAACAAGATCTGTTTGCTAACGTATCGCACGCTACTAAAAGTGCAGCACGATACGTTGCGCACCGTGAATACATCGGTCAGAACGGTAAGGTGATAACAACCATGCTCGATAGAATGAGTAGAGAAGGTCTCTCTGCCGCTGAAATCGGACGCATTGCTTCTGGTTTAAAAGACTATCTTGATGCTGAGTCAGGTACTTATAACCGCCCCACTTCGGAGTTTGGTAAGAAGGCGGAGGCGATTCAGAAGCACGCAATGATGCTGATGACGTTTGCAGGATTACCACTTGCTGTTTTCTCTTCGTTTGTAGAAGCTGCACTCATAGCTCGTGGTGTTGATGGCGCAGGCCTTAAAGTTATAAAGTCATTCTCTAAAGACTTTGCTGAGGGCATGGTAAACTACATGAACGACTTTGCTCTCACAGCGCAAGGCAAGACAAGCTATCGTAATGATACAGCCGCTGAAGCTCGCATTCGCGATGCGGGATACTACGAGTGGGATGTGGGTGCGGCCACCACAACAGGTGTTTCTGAAGTTCATGCCAGACACGCAAACTATTACAAAGCGTTCTTCAAAGCTAATGGCTTGACTCAATGGACTGATTACACTCGAGCTCTACGAGCATCATTCGCTGGAGACTTTCTCAATGACAACATGGAGCTGATAATGAATCAGCGACGTGCAGGCACTCCTTACACTCGTGAAGTGCAAGAAGCAGAGCTCAAGCTGCGCAACCTCGGTTTAGACATTGATCGTTTTTCTCCCATCTATGAAATGGTTGGAGCTAACATTAAGCTATCTGATGAGCAACAAATGTATTACGATGATTCAGTGCGCACTCTCACGTACGGCTTCGTCAATGACGCGATTGTATTGCCTCAAGCATCCAACAGACCTTTGATGTATCAAGATCCTAGGTTTGCGCTGTTCATGCAGTTCCAAGGTTTCATTTCAACCTTCACTACTAAGGTTCTTCCAAAACTTTGGCGTGACGCGTTTGGAAACTCTACTCCAACAATGATGTATTCAGCGTGGGCTACAATGATGACTATGATCATGCTAGCTTTCGTGTCGCAGGCAATGAAAGACTGGATTAAGTACGATACGTTTGACGAAGGAGACGATGAGTATCCCTCAAAGACCGCAGGCAACCCGTATCTTAACACGCCAGAGTATATACGTCGTGGCGTGCTTTCGACAGGTCTGCTTGGAATCAGTGAACGCGCAATCAATACTGTGTTTCCTCTGTACGCGCAACGTAGCGACAACCCAGGAGACTGGCTGTACAATCAAGCGGTAGGCGAAAGCCCTGCGCTTGGCTATGTACAGAGAGTTGCGGGTGCTTCGTATGCCCTCGCGTCTGGAGACGTCGGCAAAGGAGTAGAGCAAGGGCTGAAGGCAGCACCTGTCTTTGGACCGTTCAACCTCGCAAATAGAAAGATTGGCAACTATGCTTCGGATTGGAACTTTAATGGAGAATAATTATGGGAAAATTTAACACTAACGCAGGCTCAGGCAAGACTAGCAAGCTGCGTCAGCTGATGTCCCGACCCGAATCAGGAGTTACGTTACCTGTCGAACCGGTCGTCGATGCGGTCGGTGAAGTCGCACCGATCACACAAACCGGAGAGATGGCTGCAGCCGCCCCAGCACGCGACAATCCTGTGCTCAACGCGCCTGCAATAACAGAAGATTACAGTTCGTTCAATCGATCAGCGATGGATCCGTCTGTTAATCTGAGGCGATCAGAGGATCTGCCTTTGCCTCCTGAAGAAGTGAGTGTAGAGCAGCAGGATATGCTTGACTATCAAGCGCAAGATCGCAATAGAGTTGCTAATCTCAGAGACAGAGCGGTTGCTCCAGAGCCTGTTGTACTGAATCGTCAAGCGGTCGCATCCGGCATAGTTGATGGAGGTATCTTTAACCGTGCAAATCAGATGGCGGACTCCGCAAAGACAGGTACCCTCGTGCCTCCACAGTCTCTGCGAAACACCGCTGGATTTCCATTAGCTGAGGAAGGTGCGTCAGGTGTAGAAATCGCAGATGCGATAGCGGCCACGCGGGAGGGATCGGTTCAAGCTGCTTTCAATCGAGTCGGCGCTATAGACAATACTGATCCACGCAATCCAGTAATAGATCTTGATATGATCAAAGCAGGTTCTATTGTTACTGAGCACATGCTCATGACGCTATCTGAAGGTGACACAAATCTAGGCATTGATACTGTACCTGATCCTGTGAGTGATGCGCAAGGCATCACGGAATCAGCGGTTGCGTCTTCTGATATGTTCACAGAAAGAGACACCAGCAATCCCAAAGGATTTAAACGTGTGGCTAAGCAGCAAGGTAACGCGCACATCGGGCAACAAATCGCTCTCGAGTATCAACGCTTAACAGGTAACGAAGTGCCTACAAAGATACCTACAAAAGAAGCAGAAACTCTTGGCGACACATTTAAAACTATGTGGGCGATTCAAAATCCTAACCTAGTTAAAGTAACTAAAGATCCAATAACTCTACAGAATTACTATGAGTTTACTCCACAAGGTGAAGATGTTATCGCTCAAGGCGTCGACACGCGTCGTAGATTGTTCCCATCTAAAAACGTTCAACCAGCTAAGACTCCGCCACCGAGAGGAAATCTTGTGGGCGATGTTGGTGACAACCAAGTGAAGAAAGTTCAAGGCCAAGTTGGTAAACAATCATTTGGTAAAGTTCTTGAACAATCGATGGTCAATCTTTCTACAATCCCGCATGTCGTTGATTCACAACGTCTTCGCATTATCTACGCCACAGCGCTTCCTGTTTTGCAATCTGGTGATTACACTCGCGTGTCAGCTACGATGCACAGCATAGGTCCAAGCAAACTGAAATCTTATGAAGCAAAACATGGACCAGATATTGCGATGATTGAAATAGAGAAAGCTGCAGATAAGTTAGCTCAGTCTATCCAAGCTCTCGCGCAGGAGTCTGAGGGAGCCAACTACCTGACGTACGCCATTCAAGGATTTCAAGGTCGCATCTCACCACAGCAGTCTAAGTTTAATCCTGTGTCTTCGAAGACTGTGAGGATGGCAACTCGTAACGCCGTCCCATCTCCAGCAAAGCCTGGATCTCGTGTTGAATACAATCTCAAGCAGATGTACGCTGGCGCGTTAGTTCCAGGAGCCGATGGTGTATTGCCGGCTGAGCGTGAAATTAAGTTTGAAGCGTACGCCAGTAAGCTTGAAGCGTGGGGAGATCGCCTAGCGGTTGCGCTAGAGATGACAGACGCAGAATCAAAGGCCATCACAGGCGCTATTCAATCTGGCATGCCCTTGACTGACCCTGCGTTCCCTCTGATAAAACCTTTAAATCTTGACGTTGAAGCAGATGCAGAACTTATCCAGAGCATTCTTGAAAAAGGTGAGGATGGACCAGCGTATGTGGACGGTCTCATGGACGCCGCTAAGTATCTAAAAGCTCGTCGGGCCAAGCAAACATACTACTCTTATTTCAATGGTTACATTGACGGTAAGACGAACGGTATCGCGTCTAATGGTATTCAGATGGGTAATACAGAAACTGCGTATCGCACTGGTGTTCTGCGCGCTAGCAAGACTGATTACTTAGATGATGGTGATGTGCGCGACGCGTTGAGGCAAAGTCTTCTTCATGCAATTGATAACGATGGATTCGATGGAAGCATAGGTAACATCGCCTCTGAGTTAGATGCAGTGGCCACGGCAGTATTCTCACATCGTGAGATGTTGAAAGAAACAACTATGGTCTTCGCATACGGTATGGACGCAAGGCATATGCACTTCAGTTTAGATGCCACGTTTGATTTGTTAGAAACAGATCCAAGTCTTATCAAAGATGAGGCAACGCGAGTTAAGTTTGTGTCCAGTTCAGACGCCGTTAGAAAAGCTTTAACTGATCCAACAACAGGCACTACGGTTGGTAGAACGCTCTTAACAATGTTCAAGCCGCAGCTTGAGTCGGTCATATCGCCTGAAGCATTAGCCGCTCGTTCTATCATGCGAGCATCATCTGTTATGTTTGCATCTATGAACGCGCTCATGACTATGACTGGACCTACCGGTAACGACCTACACTTCGGACGAGATACGCAGATACCTGGCGAAGCCACTGAGACTAAGTATCGAATTACGGGGGACAAAGTTCAAGGTGGATCTCGAGAGTTCACTTCGTACCATCAGCAATCTGAGCCAACAGCAATGGCTCCAAAGAAAAAGGCGGATGGTGCAGTGATATACGGTGGGCACGCCTATGGAGGGTCTGTTGTAGGCCCTGTGCAAGCTCTTGATGCAGCCACCGTAGCTCTATCAACTACTGGAAAGACTTGGAACAGATTGAAGCAAGCCAGTGGTGGGAACCCATACACTCTAACTATCTACGATGCTTTCAAGACTGATGCAATGGGCTATGACGTCATTCTTGAGGATGTTAATAAGAATTGGTTAGACGTCTCTATGGAGTGGTCTTATCTTGAAGCTAATCAGAAGTCACTGCAAGATACAACTGCTAAGTGGAAAAAGGAGATTGCAAAGCGAGATCCTGAGTCTCCAGTCTCTGAGAACGAAGCTGCGTTCTTGAGATGGATAATGAAGGAACATGATGATGGTACTGGAAAATTTACCATGCCTAACTTTAAATCACGAGTTGTTAACGGAGGAGCGTTTGACAAACGTGGTATAAAAGCGAGTGAGGCAACTTCAGATTTCCAAGAAGCTATGCGAAAAGTTGGGTACGATTGGATGTCTCCTCCTGAGGAGGTTACAGTTTTACAACTGCGTACTTTTGTAGATCAAATAGGAAGCCTGCTTGCTGTTCCTAGTAGACTAGATCGAATCATTAAGTACACCAACAAGCAGAAGCAGCAGCTACGTAAAGAGATCTTGGCTAAGGGGCATAAACATCCATCAGGTCGAGTCACTGCGTTGCAGTACTATGCGCATTAAACGTTAACAAAAAAAATAAGGCGAACCTAAGAGAGACCATTACGGTTTCTCAAGGTTCGCCTTTTTTTTTATTCGATCTAGTTAATCATTTCAGTAGACCGTTCGCAGCAAGCAATCGCTTGATGCCTGTCGAATGAGTGTCTCTTATCTTGTTAGCTTCACTCTCTTCCATTCCAGCGTCTATGTTCTGTCTGAATGCTTCGTCTAGCATAGCGTCATTGAGCCCTGGAGTGTACGCCAAGTCAGCGTTCAGTCCAAATGTCTCAACGTACTCCATGTCGTCAATGGTTGCTCCTCTCAGAGCCATTATGTTGTAGTTAGTCTTATCAGCAGAAGAAGTATTTGCTGTCATCTATGTCTCCCACGTTGAGCTTACCTATCGCAGGTTGCTCTACGCTATCCGTGTTGTTGGTTACTTGCTGTCGTATGGTGTCAAAGAAGTTATCACTTGAATACATATCTATGAATACCTCTTTGGTTCTCTGAAGTAAAACATCTACATCAGATGCATGAGTGGCAAAGCTGTCATGCACAGCTCCGAACGTGCCGTCCCATTCAGCTATCACAAGGGCCATGTGTGCTGCATCCATCGAGTGGATAAAGTTAGGGGATATACCAGACATAAAACCTCTTATATTAGGTCTATCTGTGGGCGTTTTCAGTACATGCTTTACATCCTTGCCATTCAATCTAGCTCTTGCCTTGAAGTCTACAGTTGTGAAGTTCTCATAGCGCGCAACGAAGCCTGATGGAGTTGTCCACTCTATCACGCTTTCACCGTTGCCGTATGTCAGTTCGTATGAGAAACTTTGAATAGCGATGGATGTATCATTCAATTCTATCAACTCATCTTCAGACAGCAGCTTCTGACTTAACAATTCTCTGCGTCTAGCTTTCAACTCGTTGAACTCTTTGCGTGAACCACCGACTAACTCGTGTTTTCCTATTTGAAATTGAGCTAGTTCCTGTAAGTAAGACATTGTCTGCAAAGGCCCTGGACACACAGCATCGATTGCCTTAACTAGTAGCAAAGCTAACTTGTCACAATCCTTACGAGTTATCCCGTACGCGTCAGTGAACTCTTCAGCTCGAACATCGAAGTACATGTTCTCTGCTATCTTACCGGCTCCTGCTGAGTAGGCTCTCGTCATGCTGCCTCTCTTACTGATGCCTTTTCTTATGTGTTTCATAGGCATTCTCTGAAGCAATGAAGACAGACGCTTATCAGTTGCTGCTAGCTCTATCAGCTTCTTTGCAGTTTGAACGTAGAAGTCTTTCTGAATCACTGTAGGAATCAGACCCACAAGTTCGCCAGTTAGAGTGTCTTTGCTTATAGCACCTAAGTGCTGCCACATTTATGTTCGAGCAAGGTCGTTAGGCTTACTCCGGTTCTTACAGTTGTCTCCATGCCATCTTGAGAAGGCCGATCCCTTGTTGTTCTCTATAAGGGACGTATGTCAACCATTGTTAGTAGGTTTGTAAGAACCTGCTGCATGTTACCATGCAGATCAGACTATATCATCACTCTAACTAAAGAGTGCCTTGCGCTTCCACTCACTTGAGTGTACTTCCTTTCGGAATAGTCGTTGAACGTTCCTCTGTTAGGAGGCTTCGCTGCTGATTGCCCTCAACTTAATGGTAGGGGTTCCCAGTCAATTCACAAGGTTTTATAACGGCTAGCAATTAACCGTTGTTCGAACCATCGATAGCTACAGGAAGTTGAGTTAACCCTGTCTCCTGCACAAATCTCCACTCATAGCAGCTCGCTAAGAACATGTAAGGCTTCTCAGCTCTCAGATCTAGCTCGCCTTGAAGGATCTTGTCCCAGTGGTTCATAGTCCAGTTCGCTCTATCGTTGAGTGTCATCTTGTCTACCGAGATGTCTTCCAAGCCCTCTTCTAAGAGGTGCGCGCGATAGTCTTGCTCACACCACTCAGGAATATCATCAAGAGCGTAGTGTTGGTTGTAGCAGGCGGCGGTATGAACCGCTAACCAGAACTGGCCGGCATCGTCAATAGGCTTAGCGTCTGCAAATAGAAGCAAACCCTTTGCCATGTCACAACTTTGATAGTTTAAAAACGGCTCTGTGTTATAGATTCGTCCACGGTAGTCTGCTTCAAAAGTCTGATAGAACGAATCCCAATCTTTGAGGACTTCTGCCTTTGACTTTATAAACTTATACTCGATGACCTTGCTGCGCCGTCTCTGTTCTTTAGCATCATTCTCGTGAGGTTCAGACGGTGGAGCTACTATCTTATCAATGATCGCATGATTGATCGTCCAGCGTACATTCTGTAGCTTCTCTATCGCTACCACGTAAGGTGCGTCGGCATCGTACAAGAAGTCATGCATTTTATGAGCGTTCTTAGTGACGGCTTGTGGCTCTTTGAAGCTGCCTAATATAGTTTCTTTCACTAACTCCAACGGTATATCGGCAAGCTCTTCCCACTTCGGAGTTGCTTTGAGAATATAAGACTCATCACGCCGTGTTGGTGGAATGAGTTCAGCAAAGCCATGGTACACAAAGCCTTCGATAAACAGGTCACCAATTGTAAGCTGATGCTCTGTCTTCACAGGTTCTCGACTGATAAGTCTTGCGACCGCTTTACCTATCACCATTGATGTTGCCGTCAGTCCTGCTTCACCTGGAAGATAGTCGCTTGATGTTCGTGTGAATTGGGATTGAATAATCTGGAATGAAACTGCGACTAGCTTCTCCAACTTGTCTTCCCAACCGTGGTGAGTTTTAACGAGCACACCACCCCTGTTTGCCTTCTGGTTATTTAGATTAACGCGAGAGACTTTGCGGTTCAGGTACTCGATCACTTGATTTATTGCATACAAATTCAAGTCCCCTTATAATTTATATTTGTGCAAGGCATAGCTCTTGTTATGAGAGCTACGCCACTGTGTTAGTAGTTATAGATCGACCGCTTCAAACTCCAATTCAACGGCGTCAGTCAGTCGAGTAGTACTTGGATCGTAGGTTGCTGCGCCTGCGTCACCAGTCCTGCCTGTGAAACGTGATTTGAGTACACGAAATTTAATTGTGTTCCGTGTTGTTTCATCTTCAGCAATTAAGTTACGAGCAAAAGCAATGATGTCGAACGAGATTTGTTTGATTGAACCACTGCCTTTGATGTCGTCGATAGACGCAAGATGGCCTTCCTCGAACGATTTACCGTCTTGTGCTTTGCGCAAGTGAGATATTAGACCAAGCCATACGTTATGTCTCTTCACTACTTTGAGCAGGTCTGACATGATCTTATCGATCGCTTCGTTACCTGACAGACCTTTGCTTCCTTCAGATACAGCTATCGTTATGTGGTCTAGTACAAGATATTTGCAACCCATGAGGCACATGTACTCGATCTTATCAATCAGAGAGCTATCTCCCACTGAACCTTGGTGATCGAGCAGCACGAGCCGTTCATCACCGAACACTTTATCGAAGCCTGCTTTGAGATCCTTCTCGTCAAGTGGTGGAGGATCAGACACAGATTTCTTAAGTGACATAGAGATGAATTTCTCTGCTGTATCACCAATGCTTTCCTCGAGACTGATGAGGCCGATGCGGCTGTCAGTAGTGTCAAGTAAATCTAAAGCAATCTCTTTGATCACTGTTGACTTACCTGAGCCAGTGCCACTCGTAAATAGAGTGATCTCGCCGTATCTCATGCCATCCAGTTTGTCGTTGAGACCTTGCAAGCACGATGGATATGGTATTGATTTGATCTCTTGACGAGATTTGAAGTGTTCCCACACAGCATCACCTGAAACGATGTCAGCAGGTGACCACTCTTTTGCATCCCATATCGCACGAAGAATAGAAGTCTTACCGTGCTTAAGATAAGACTCGTTAGCGTCTTTCTCTGGCAGTGTAGCAACGTATGCTTTGCCTGTCTTGATGATCTTAGCGATTGTGTCTGTTGCCTTTTCGCCAGCATCATCGTTATCCATCATCAGTATTACTTTTTCAAAGCCATTTATCCAGTCACGTTGCCGCAGCACAGCGTTAGTGTCGCTTGCACTTGGAACACCTACGACAGGATAGATAACGCCTTTGTAGTCCTTGAATGCTTGTGCTACAGACATAACATCTATTTCACCTTCGCAGATTACTAACGTTCTGCCACCAGAAAACTTAGACTGACCGAACATTTCCACAGACTTGAAGTCACCGCTGACAGCAAACGATTTTGGTAGCCTGCGTTCTTTGTATGCGACTGTAACTCCCTTCTTAGTGTATGGGTAATAGTGTGATTGTGGCTTACGGTTCTCATCGAATCCCATCTTGACGTCGAAGAAGTCGACTACCTCCTTAGTAATACCACGACTACTAAGAGCGTGACCACTAAGATCGTGTATGTGGGTGAGGTTAGTAGCTGAAGTATAGGGGGTAGGTCCATAGTCTTTCATCTTATCTCTTTCTAGTTTAGGTTGAACTGTTCTCGAACATGAGAAGCAGTGGGTGTGTCCATCTTCGTATAAGTGGTTTGCGTCTGAGCTTCCACAACTATCGCAGGGGACTTTCATTCGTACTCTCTTTCTTCCTTAAGTTGGATGTTGTTTACTTGGTTTGTCCAGTGGTCGTCACCTATCATGTAGGATCTATCACTCGGCGGTATGAACTTAATAGCTCCTATCTGCTTGTTGTAGAAGCGTGGAGTTACGTTATCACTGAGTTTGTCAGTCAGTACATTGAGCTTGTGTTGTAAGTTACACTCTACGTATGTGAGCCAGCCTTTTGTTTCACAGTTTATGATCATTACAAATTCAAAGTTTGCTTTGCCATGTTCTTCAAACGCTTCGTTCAGCCATCTGCTCGATCCGGTGTAGAACTCCCACTTGTTAGGAGTTTTAAACTTCTTTCTTCGAGTTTTACCAGGAACAATCTTCGATCGCTCTGACCAATATGCCTTTTTCCCTACGTATAACTGTTCGGTTACCGTATTGCGAACCAAGTATATGAACCCGTGATTCTTATCTGGATCAGGAGCTATTCCCTTCCAATGATGATTGCTCATTTCTTACAGCCTCACGTTGTTTGAACTTATCTCTGACTTCTTCGTACTCATCCCAGCTCTTCAACATTCTCAACAACGTGTAGTTTGTGTCAAGGTTGGATGCTTTGTGAGCACGATACGCAGCGCGCACACGACTCCAACGACGTTTCATCGGCACGTCTTTCAGTATCATAGCAGCTTTCTTAGGGCCAACGCCTTTAATACCTTTGATGTTGTCTGCCGTGTCACCAACTAAGCATTGAAGCATCAGTAGTAGATTGGCTTCGTCTTCATCGATGTGTCGTGGTGGCTCTTTCTTAACAAAGTTGTAGTGCCAGCCTGGAATCTGCAGTAGATCTTTATCGATAGCTACAATGATTGGCTCTCTACCAGAGTCCATCATCTCGTAAGCCCAGATACTGACTAGATCGTCTGCTTCCATGTCGTCTGCTTCGATTGCATTGTACTCTTTGATCATGTGCTGACGGCCATACTCGACCGCAGCTTTGATCTTAGGGTCCAACGACTTGCGCTGCCCTTTGTACGATGAATCTACATTGTTTCTGAAGTTACCGTTGCCTTTCACTGCACACAGATAATCATTCACTCCACAGTTTCTTTTGATTTCGTTCATAGTGTATTTGATACCCTTGCGAATATCTTTCTGACGCTGAGTGCTGCACGCTATACGGAAGTACAAACTATCTGCGTCGATCAGTAGTATATCTTGAAACATTATGTTTCCTTTCTAATCGTATTTCTTAGAGTAGTGGTCTGCGTGGTACTTTCGTTCTTTAGTTCCTGCAAACCCCTTGATGTTTAAATGGGTGGCGAGTCGATCACCAAACTGAGAAAAGTCAGTGTTCTCTTGTTCTATTTTACGAAAACATAGCTTGCAAATAGGTTGCACTTTGTTTTTAATAGTGAACTTGTATTCCGGTTCACCACAAATCTCGCAAGGTGTAGAGTCTTGCCGCAGTTTGCTTCTATGTTTCCACGCTGACTTCTTCTTTGCGCGTTCTAGATCCCAATCCATTAGTAGTCAACTCCTCATGTTGCTTAATCGAGGGTTTGTGGCCTCTGGTCAGTGAACTTCGGAGTAGTTGTTCCCGAAAGATGGGTCACCGCCTCCCATACATGCAACTCCGAACCATTTAGGAGCTTCAGCGAACGATTCTTTTAGGATCTGGCCTACACGGACTGCATCATCAGGATGAGCGGCCCAAGCTGACTCGTCATGGTACATTAGACGTGGCTCTGCTCGCAAGCCTTCTTCTTTTATCTTATGCATCTGGTAAGACACTGCTGCTTTGCATGTGATTGCCTCAGCTGATTGAAGAAGATAGTTAAGTGCTTGGTGGTCTGATGGAATGAATACAGTTCTACCGTCTAAGCCAGGAACTTTACCTTCACCTGATGAGAACTTAGTGCGCTTCCATAGCTTTGTGAGCTTGTCTTTCAACTCTTGTAAGCCTTTGATGCCTTTAGCAAAGTCGACTCGAGATTTAGCACCGACCGAAGCGTTTGCTTTACCAGTCAGTACTTGACCTAGCTTCGCATCACCAGCTCCGAAGAGGTACGCATACAAATAAGACTTCGCAACAGGACGGGAAGAGCCTAGAGCGTCAGCGTTACGTTGGTGCTGATCGCCAAATATAACTTCCTCAGTGAAGGCTTCATTACGCACGTAGTGGCACAGACCTCGCAGCTGGTTACCACTTGAATCAGCTCCCACAATTATGGTGCCTTCATCTGCGATGAGCAACTCACGTATTTCTCTACCCCACTCTGCGTTCACGGCAGGCAAGTTAACAATGACTTCGTGACGAGCACGGAATGTTGGTGTGCCACATGTCCACATGTTACCGTGAAGGCGTCCATCAACAAGCTTGTCTACCCAACCTTCGATGACCGCTTTCCTGGACCTAAGGGTGTAGTACTCGTCGATGAGCTTACCGTCTTCGCCGAACGCTGTAAGGGAGGTACTCGTAAGCTTTGGGCCTGTCGTGACCCACTCAAATCCGATTTTCTTTCTCTGGTATTCGTCTGGTTTCCAACCGTTTTCGAGAAGCCATTCTTTAACGAGCTCTGTTGATCCCAAATCGATCTGTTCTTCTCGCGTTCTTTGGAAGGTTTCTTCAGGTTGAATAAGGTGAGTATCGCTTGGCTTAACTTCATGCCCGAAGTACTCCGTTAATTGATTGACGGTGTGATGATTGAAGTCACCGTTCTTTTTGTACTTAGGATTGCGTGGCTCTTTATCAATGTATACAGTTTTCATACCGAGCTTCGGCTCTAGGGTTGCCTTGATAGTCTGCATACGATCGTGCATACGTTTAAGTGTTGCCGTTGCTTTCTCTGAGTCAAAGTTCCAGCCCTTCTTTCGTACTACCGCGTTGAAGATAGCTACGTCGTGCTCGACTTGCAGCCCACGTTTTATCTTTGGGTTGCGCTCATAAATCGCTGCATATTCTTTGAGCAGTTCATTGTAGACCGCTACGTTTACCATGACGTCTTGCACACAGTACCTCAGCATTTCACGGCTATACTTATCCCACTCGTTGAAAGTTATCTTTGAGTTACCTAAGTGCTCACCCCAACCGGCTAAACCGTGGCGGTGGGTTCGCTTGTAGCTGAGTACTTGAGACATCACAAACGTATCGTGGCATCGGTTGTTGTTCAGATCGACATCGTAGAGATCGTTGATCACGCGGTTATCGAATCCGATTATGTTATGGCCGATCAATAGTTCAGCGTTTTTGAGAAGACGTACACCATCTTCAATAGATCCGTGAAGGTTATCATGGTCTGAGAATTTGTACGTCACTTTAGTGTCGATGTTGTATGCAACGATACACCAGATTACACTGGGATCTAATCCGTCACACTCTAAATCATAAACGAGTTTCATCTTATTTCTTTCTATGTTTGCGTTACATTATTGATTACTGAGTCCTGACCGTATGTCTACGTAGTGGCCACCAGCTTGCTTGTACGAGGCTTTGATGTTGTCTGCAACTTGGTCATATGTCATAGCGCCTACAAATTGCACAGTGACTTCATCACCAGGTTCTAGTGGTCGCTTCGGACGTTCAACCCACTCATAAAAGTGGTACTCGTCGATAATCTTTCGTTGCCGAATGATGTTCACGATGCGGCGAGGGCTTATGTTCCAGTACTTTTGAACGAACTTTAGATCTACGTTCTTGCCGTCGATCACAGCATCGGTTTCCCAACCTTCAGCAGCACTCCACTCACCATTAGCAATGAATGTGTGCTCGACTATTTCACAGTCTAAGTCCATCCAGAACTTTCTATCGGTTCGACCAGTTTGGTTATACAGTTTTGAGTTAGCTGCTCGTTGTTCAATGAACTCATCAGTTACTTTAATGGTAATTTCCACGTTAATTCCTTTCAGATTCTTTGTGATCATAACTCATCTCGAGATACTCGACGAGTTCCTTCATGGATTCGCTGTACGTGTCAAGAGATGATTGTTTTCTACGGTCTAGTGAGTTGCGCATCTTGTTTATTGCATTCAGTTGTTTCTCGTTATCGGTAAACTTAGAACGCCATCTTGTTTCTATCAGCGCGTAACGATCTTCTAGATCCTTCAGCTCCTTATCGTTCATTGATAATCCTTTCTACTTTAAGGAAGCTCACTCTTAGGCGAGTGACCTCTTTATAGCGCACGCTCGCAAGAGCGGGCGTTAGAGCGACGTTAAGCACTTTACTGTAGCTTAGCCCAATTATATAGGATATGGCTCTCAGAAGCGATCTCTCGGCTTCTAAGAGCCATCAGTGAGTAATCAAGTGATGTCTACTAGCTCACAGACATCTCCTGAGCAGGCCAGTGTTTGACTTCCTGCAGTGTTGTCCTCACTTTCGTACTGTGATAGGTTTTCCCATTCAATGCTGTCAGGCATTATCGCGTACATTTCAAGGTACTCTTCTTCTGTGCACTCTTGGTAAGGTGCCTGCTGGTACGTGTGTTCGCTGTAGGGTAAGAAAGAAACACCTGACATCTCATCGAAATGTTTGTATACAAAAGCACCGACTTCAATCCACTCGTCTGACTTGACGTTGATTGTAACCGAAGGCTTATGCTCACACCAATGTCTCTGGTAAGCTAACCACATTTGCAGCTGCTCAATTGCTGAAGTGTCAGCAGTGACTACGGCTTTGTTTGGTGACTTCATAGGGAAGCTGAACACAACAGTTTGATCTGGCTTCATTACGCAAGGTTCTGATGGGATCCCCTGGTCTTTCATGAACTGTGTTAGTGGATCTTTAATGTCTCCACGCACTGTTCTTATGTAGAAAGGGCTGTGGCGGGCATGTATTCCCGAAGCTGAGTCAACAAGCTGCGATACCGTTCCAGATGGTTTCACAGCGCAACAGGCTGTGCTTTGCGGTATGCCAAGACGCTTTGCCCACTTAGCGTTGGTGTTGATTACCACATCTCTTACGTGCTCCAACATCTTATCTAACCCTTTGTTTTTCAATGTAGTCAAGGGGTTATCCATAATGCCTGTCATTGAAACACCTAATAGGCTTTCTTCTTCAGTGTTCGTCTTCCATATCTTACGAAGGTAAGGGAACTTAGTTTGTGTTGCTTGTATTGTACCAATAATAGCAGCGATCTCAGCCTTGCGGACAAGATCATCCACGGTATCCGTAGCACGTACTACGATTTCGCTTAGATTCATTTATGTTCACTAGTAGACGCTAGTTACTAGCGGTAGCATGTTATAGCCCAATCAGCAAACTTAAGCAGCTCCTCTGGAGAGGCACCACCTTTCATCATGTTTGCACGGTGAGAGACAACCATTACATTGCCTTCACGATTCATTTTCATTCTATAACTTCTTTCTCCTGCACGTTTCCGTACAGATCAGACTATATCATCACCCTAAGTTAATAGGGGCAGGGCGCTTCCACTCGCTTGAGTGTATGGACTTCATATACTGTTCTAGTATGTATGTCCTAGTCGTTGAACCTTCAGGGGCTTCCCAGCCCTAGCTTGGCTGCTGATTACCATATGTTTCCACGTAGGCTTCCCAGCAATTCACCCTGTTTTACTTCTGCTATCTATTAACAGAATTGGTATGGTCGAAGTATTATTTCACTGCCTCACACTGTGGGGATGTAGTAGCTTACCCACTGTGCGCTGGACTATCGCATCAGCCTTTCGGCCGCCTCTTCGCTTAGTCTCTCACGCTGGCTTTACCCTTGCGCCCTGTCGCTCTGCTACGAGCTTCCAAGTCAATCAGAAGAAGTTTTAAATCCGCACAATTAAACGCTTACGGATTGGTACCAAATTCATAGGATGCGTCACGCCTCCCATTCTTGGCTGCTTGTTTCTTTGAAGCCTCACGGTTGAATATACCGCGCTCTCCAGAACCACTCTCGACTAGTGCCATCCATTCACGCATGAACGATACGCTGTCGGGTTTCTCAGTGTACGCGACTGAGTTGTTTGCTAGAGCTCGTTGTGGATTAGTTTCCCACCAAGCACCAGACTTAGCGTGACGCATGCGATCATCTGATAAGTTAGATAGACTGATCATAGCTGAGCGCCTAACGCCACCTACAACAACAACTTCTCCAATCTTACACATTATATCGTGAACTTCTAATGAGGACAGTCTGCGGCCTTTAGCGCTTTCAAACACTCGTGTGACGAAAGTGAATAAATCGACCAGTGGTGCTGGACCGCTGGCGCGACCACCAAATGATTTCAATCGAGCACCAGCGGGTCTAACCTTGGACATATCCCACTTTGGTTTCTCACCGGTGTATAGTAGTGCAATGACCTGACGGAGTGCTTTCGCCCAACCTTCTTTGCTGTCTTTAACAATTACCGTTGTGTCACTCTCAAACATTTCGTCTGGGATTTCAGGAAGCTTTGTAACAAATTGACGCTCCACGGAGAACCCCACTCCCGTACCACACAGTAGAATGAACATAGCTTCATCAAAAGCTTTAGGATCATCGATGGGTAAGTAAGAGCAGTTAAACCCAGCAGTGTTATCACGTGACAAGGCGGTTCCTGCGGACATCATTGCTCGCATTGACGGAAGAACCTCAAGAGATAAGATAGCGTTTTCAATTTTATCATACGTTTTCTTATCTTGGGCGTGCGGCTTGATAACGTTAATCATGTAACGATCAACTGTTTCCGCCCAGGTCTCGCGTCTGCCTTCTTCGTCTAGCCACCGCGCGTAACGTGAGGTCGCAATGAACTGCTGGTAGTCCGTCCCAAGGTGGTTGTTAGAGGTTACGTTAGTTTTCATTAGCATCTCCTTAGTGTGTTTTAATTGCTTAGCATTTCAGGCAAATTGCCGTGGTTGTTTCTGTGTGATGGCGCTCGCCAGTTATCAGGCTTTATTAGATCTGGCAGCCCTAACTTATTAGGACGTCCTGGTTTTACGCCAACTTCTTTGGACATGTTTGCTTCGTGAACTTTAGTCCACGCTTCATTCACGTCGACTCCAGACATTTCCAATGTGCCTACAGCGATGACTACGAGATCTATCAAGCCGTCTACCAGTTCTTCTGGGTCACCTTGGAGGTATGCATCCATCGTCTCTGAGAACTCTTCTGTTAGCATTCTCATGCGTAGCTTCATCAATTCATTGAGTTTATCTGGGTTTGATTCAAGCCAATTTCTCAGCTTGAACTTTATGTGCATGTCTTCTACGTCTGTGATTATGTTATTTATCATCGTTATTCCTCATCCATGAACCCATCATAGCAGCATAATTCACAAGATCGATTACACTGTCTTCCGCTGATTCGAAATTTGTATCAGATCTATCGTCACGTTCCATGATAGAACGAATGCGATTTACTTTTGTAATAATCATGTGCATATAACTTTCATAACCAAATGGAAAGTACTGCTCTTCTGATATTTGCCCGCCTTGATAATCGGCAGACTTCTTTCTTTTCAGCTCAATTGCTTCTTCCATGAAGTCAATCGCTGTTATCTTCTGTTCGAGCATTTTATTCATTATTCCTTTCATATGAAATACAAAATGTATCCGTCCCTTATAGAGGAACGGGGGCTGGGTTTTGCTAAGATGTAGCCTTAGACTTTTCTTCTTAATGCGCACGCTCGCAAGAGCGGGCGTTCTTCCTCTCCCTTAAACATTATAGGAATCTATCATGACCGTTACACCCATCACTAAAAAGAAGTATCCTGCTGGGACTCATCCGAATAGCCTCGCAGCTCTCACAGCCACGTGGGATTCAGATAAAGCACGCGAAGCACAATTGAAGTCCGCGGCGAGCCGGTCAGCAAATTCACAGAAGCGTAATGACATGAAGGCTCGTTTAAAGTTGTTGAAGTCCATGGAGGAAGAGCTTAGAGCAGACAAAGTTGATTCTGTAGATGTTCTTCGTCTTATTGCTTACGAAAAGATGGAGGAAGGCGATATGGATGCTGCTATTGAGATATTTAAATCAATTGCAGAGTTTGAAAAGCCTAAGCTTGCTCGCGTTGAAAGCAAAGTTGAAGAGATTAAAGCTGAATCACTTACTGATGAGGAGCTCATGGCTCGTATTAAAGAGGCACTGAAAGAATAAGCAGATGCAATTTGCGCCTTGTCGGTTAGGCGAAAAGAAAGTCAAATGCGCCTTGTCGGTTAGGCGAAAAGAAAGTCAAATGCGCCTTGTCGGTTAGGCGAAAAATTACCCCAGAGCATCCTATTAAAGGATCTCTGGGGTTTTTTTATTCGTTTTGTTCTTTGAGTGTTTCTACAAACTCTTCTATGAACTCTATTGTGTCTTGGTGATCCATTCCTGGATGTCGTAACACTTCAATTTTAATGTCGTCGTCGGGATCTATTACCCATTTTATTGTTAAGATGTTATTTGATTCGTTTGACTCTTCTTGCATGTCTGTTTCTGTACCACAGCGCGTTATTGCTTGTTCAGTCGGCACTTGTGAGCTCCTCTTGTGTTTCATGCATGTCTCGTAGTACATGTCCTAGGTGTACGAATAGGTCTTCTGCTTCGATCTGTGACAGCTCTAATGTACCGTCTGAGATTTCTACAATTACTTTTCCGTCAGCTTCACTGTATACGTTCATTTTGTTCCTTTCACTCGTCGTCCGAACATAGTTCTACGAGAGTTGTGCTGTGTTGCATTGCGTATTCTTTGAATAGGTCTATGATGCTTTGCCAATCTTTTAGCTTGTCTGGCTCTCTTGTCATCCACACGAAGTCTAGTTCTTCGTCGTCGAATAGAATTTCTATGTTCGATGAATCTCGTAGGTTTCCAAAGCATACTACACCGTCGATCTCTGTGCGTTTCATATCTATTTCCTTCTCAGATTGAATACAGGCTATTGGCAGTCTTAGACTTAACCACGTAATCGACACAGTTATTCAGGTAGCCTGTGGCTTCCCACACTTTTTTGAATAAAGTTACAACATGGTTGGAGGCTAAGTAGTCAACAGATTGAGTTATTTTGTAGGTTATGGTTGTTCTTCTGTAGGGTAATTGTTAAACGTCAATCAAGCTATAAAGCGCCGTTACAATGCGGCTATTCAGCTCACCATACGCAAGCACTGATGCCATTTCGTCGTAGGTCATTGGCGTGTTAGCTCGACAATCATCAACAAACTCTTGCCCATCAACAATGTCGCAATTCTGGCAGAGCGTGTGAGCCTTTTTAGTGTAGATCACCCACTCACTATCATCGGCGTATTGATGCGCCAAGTCTTGAGCTTCATCAATATCTTGAGTTTTCTCGAATATCTCTTTGGCGTATTCCTTTGCAAGTTTGTTGAGTAGATAATCATTCATAATCAAATCAGCCATGAGCTTATGCCTTCTTTTGTTTGGTTATAGGGAACGTGACCGTGTAAACTTCGCAAGCTAAAACTCCAAAGTCTCTAGCATCATGCCAAGCTGTGAAGTTATCGCTTTCCAACTCATAGCTTAATGGAATTGAAGTGCCATAAGTTTCTTGCATGTAGCGTGTAAAACGCTCTATCTGCTCGATTTCTTCTTCGTCATACGCCGAAAGATCGTCATTAAAAAATGCCACAAGCCAGTGTTGGGGTAATACCAGCTCAACTGTGTCAAATACGGTAGTCATAATTAAACCTCCTCAAGTCTGATAAGTTTACGTTTTTGCTTGTGTATCTCGTCTTGTTTTTGCTTAGTTGTTGTTATATGTCTATCTTTATTCTGTTGCTAGGAAAAGATAGTAAAACCCCGGCGGTTGCAGTTGTTACGCTGCTAGCGCCATAGGTGCGTTTGTGTTTGCACTTATAGTTTTTAAGCCGATTACGGTGCTCAACCGAATACCTCGTTCTTGCCTACGCGCCCTGTCGAAATCTAATTCATCCCCATAAAAAGGACACCAGAGGATGCGGTTTCTATGCATCGAGTGCTAAGCTGATCATAGTGCCCTTATGGTGGAGATGCCGGCATTGCAGCCGGGTCCAGGATCGTTTTAGATTGAACTCAAACGGTAATCTCTTGTTTAATCGTCTATTTCTTTAGTCGGCATTCCTTTTGCCCACATTAAGAGGTTTAAGCCTACTTGCTCTGCTTGTTGTTTTGACATCGTTATGTATCTTCTGCCTGACGTCACTTGACAACGTGTCTCTGATTCAGTGCGCAATTTACCTTTCTCAAAGCGCATTGACTTCGTTCCTGCGTATTGCGTGAGCGTTATCGCGTTGTCTCTGTGCGTTATCGCATTTGTCTTTGAGAAGTTTATTGACATGCTCTTTCTCTTTTGATTTGTGACGCGTACGCGCTTGCTAGGTTTCTTATGTCACATTCTGCGACGTATGCGCCTTCTTCATCATCACACGATTCGTAGTCTTCGAGCTGTGATTGTAGATCTGACATCCACGCATCATATTCTTGTATGCTAATATCTTCCCAAAGCATTGTTCGTCCTTTCTATTTTGATTGTGCTCTGTGTAGTGTGGTGAGGATCACTTGGACCCTCATCAACTTGGTCTTTGAGCGGTATCATTTTTCCTATCCAGTGTGTGCAGTCGTCAAAAGGGTTACATTGGATTTCCATTGTCTACCTCATTGTTTTGGTTTTGACACTCGATTTCATGATTCCAATTTAGCCGTTTAGTTCTTTGTACATTCGCCAGTTACCTGTCGTGTCTTTGTGCAAATATATATCGAAGTAACGTGCATCTTTAATCTGTGTGTGGCGCGCATTCTTTTCGCGTGGTCCACGTGGTTTGATGTTCACGCGTTGCAGCGTGCGACCATAGAAGTTGAACACTCCTGTGCGTCGTGCTTCTTTGCGCATTGCTTTGTTGTTTTTACGCACTTGCGCTTTGAGCGCTTTCACATATTCATCTGTGTATGGGTTGTTCGTTGATCCCACGTATGCTTCTGTGCGCGTAGCTTTAATTTTGTAATGCATTTTCTTGCTTTCTTTTGTTGCTGTTATAGCTTGTAGTTAATCTTTATCTATTGCTGTCTTAAGTTTTTCAATTTCTTGTGATAGAAAATTCAACGCAAACATTACTGTCATTGTCCCATTCTCTTGGAATTGTTTGATCATTTTTTGCAGTTCTTCGTTCGTTTCTGGTGTGTAAAACACGTTTGATCCTGCTGTTAGTTTTAAGATCTCGTCAATTGCGTTTTTGTATCCGTCTGTGTATTCGTTTGTGTAATCTTGTTTCATTTTGTCCTCATTGCGTTTACTATGAATATGATTAGAACTATTGTTGGTGGTGCTACCACAGACATTGCCATCATGGTTTTTGCACTACTAAATGATGGTGACGTGGGTATACGTGAAGGCTTGCTGCGTTCCAGTACATTACGCCTTTTTCTACTCCAAGGTCTTTTGCTGCTAAATCGTGCACGTAGTCTGCCCACGCTTTATCATTGTTGTAGCCAAACACTACGTCGTTTGATCGCATGTACACGTGGTAGTTAAGCTTGCCGTCTCTGAACATCATTTGGTGTGCGTATGTGCACATGAAATCTGATCGACCACATTCTATCGCGTCCATATGCATCGATGGTCTGTTGAATATCATCGCGCCTTGTCTACTGTTTAGGTCTTTTCTTAGACTTGCGATTGCACTATCGTATTGAAAACAGTTCTCGTATGAAAATTGGCACCATCCGTAGTTTGAGTTGATGCTGCCATCTGCACCCGACACTTGCGCCCATATATCTGGCACTACGCCTTCTATGTCGTGCACGTTCAGGCTTTGTGACGCGTACCATTTAAATTCGCGTTGTATGTAATCTTCGTTTACTTTACCGAATATGCTTTCCTCGTCTGCTATAAACGATGCATTTACTATTTCTATCATTTCTTTTGGTTTTGTACGTTTCTTGAGTTTTATTAGTTTGTTTCGAATCTCTTTTACTTTGTTTACATACATTATATTAACTTTCTATCAACGCTTTCCATGACACTGGGTATAGCTTTGCCATTTCAGCGTGTATTTGATTTGCTGCTTCTCGTGACTCTTTCTGTGTGTCGCTTGCACACCGCAGTTTGCACATTGCTGCCAGCGCGTCTAGCGAGCCTGACCAGTACCATTCCGTCATCGCAGATTGTGGTAGTATCATTCTAGCTTGTTCTGGAGCTACTCCGTCTTTCAGCAGCTGGTTGTATACGGCTTTGCATGAGTTCACTGCTGTTTTATACGCCTTTTGTCTGAATTTTGATATGCTTATTACTCCTTCGCTTCCTTGCTTTTTATCTTCTGATGCGCCGCGCCAGTGCTCTGTGTTAAAGAATTCTGATTCGTCAAACACGTATCTTCTGCTTATTTCATTCCAGCGTAAGTATTTATGTTTTACTAATTGGCGCGCTACAAACACTGGTGCTTTTACGTGAAAGGATGCGAAGCAATGGCCGAATGGTGACAAGTGTTTGTGCTTTGCTAGGTAGTTTATCAGTTTGGAATCGTTTTCTTTGAGTCGTGCTGGACCGTGTGGTTGTTCTTCTAGTTTACTTGTTTTTCCGAAGCTCACGCGTGCTGCGTTGACTACAGAAAGATCTGTGCCCATGTGATCAATGTATGTCACTTGGATTTGCTTTGGGAATTTTATTACTGTTGATTCCATAAGGGTTATCCTTTATTTTTGTTCGTTATGGTCTCGCACTGCTCTGTGCACGTCTAGAACTCCTCTCGCGATGTTTTGTATGTCACCTCTATTTATTCCTATGTCGTTGAGTTCATCATCTGTTAGACTGTTCAGCTCTTTTATTGTGTTACGCGTATTTGTGTGGCGTCTGAACGCTTCTACAATTGCTGCACGCATGCTAATCTTCATATTGTTCTACCTTTGTTTTCTTGCGTAGTCTTTTATTATACGCTCTTTGTAGCTTTTTTATGTATCCGCGTGGAAACGTGTAGTTTCTGCGTCTTTTTGAGAACGCGTCATACTCATCACCACCACTTGTTTTTATTCGTGTTTTCATTATAGATCACTCACTTGTTTAAGAGGTCGCTCGTAAGAGGTCGCTCCCTTTATGAGAGCGAGCTCCCTTTATGAGAGCGAGCTTCTTTGTGTGTGTCCGTTGTATTGTGGCTCAAGGAACAACGGCAAAACCCATCGTGTAACCTCGTCGTTAGTCGTTAAACGCTACTTGGTATAGTTCCATTACATAATCATTTTGAAACTCTTCGTCTGTTGTGTGGTGCCATGTGTCTAGCTCCATGTTGCAAATAAACCAATCTGTCGGTTCTAGATAGAATCTTTCACCTTTTTCTTCTATCACTGTGCCATCGCCTTGTTCTATTGAGTACACTCCGAATCGATCTGCTAGAGTTATTATGTCTTTGGTACCTTGCGCGGCGGTAAGGCTTCCTCGTTCTCTTACTATTCGTAGCATTTCTTTAGTTCCCTTACTTCATGGTGTCTTAATCTGTGTGTGGCGCGCATTCTTTTCGCGTGGTTCACGTGGTTTGATGTTCACGCGTTGCAGCGTGCGACTCACACCCGCTCTCCAGCCATTTAAGTATGCTTCAGTTTCCGCTGCACGTTGACCATCTTCGTAGCCTGTGCCATATTCGATATCTGAGTTTTCGTTGCCATCTTGCAAGCCGTTTTCGTACGCGGTTTGTACTTCTGCAACTGGCTCTGATGTTTCTGCAAGTATTGCTTTAATGTCTTCTTCTAACAGTTCTAAAACTTCTGTGTACGGTAGCGGCAGCATTACGCGCTTTGTATTTACGCGAGAATAGAACTTGCTAAAGCAGCGTTCAACGCTTTCTGAGTACGTTTTGTGGTGCATCTTGTTATCCTTTCTTGCATTTGTCTTTAGTTCCAATAGTATTTCACAGTAGATATTCCTGCAATTATCATTACCGCAATATTTACGTAGATCATTGCCCATGATTGCGTGACGTATTGCTTTATTTTCTGTAGCTTTGGTTTTTGTTCCACAAATCTTGCTTTGATTTCTTGCAGTTTTGCTTTGATTTCTTGCAGTTTTGCTTTGATTTCTTGCAGTTTTGTTTTTAGCTTTGCTGCTTTTATTTTAATTTGTTGAATCTTTTCTTTCAATTTCGACAAATAATGCGTATAGCGTTCTTTTATCATCTAATACGTGCCCCTCGAGTTCTGCGACTGCTTTCCAATCTACGTGTTTTTCTGCCATCGTTCTTGCTAGCATTCTTGAGCGCAATGTTAGGTTTTCTATTGTTGTCAACAACTTATTTGTTTGATCGTAAGTCATTTTATCTGCTTTCTGTGTTAACGGAGCTCGCTTAGGGAGCGATCTCTTACTTGAGCGTTGTTTTCGCCGTAGTAGCCGTATTCGCTGAATGGCTGTGCTTTCGTTGCCTTGATCTCGTAGTATCTGTTATTGAAGTTTGTCCATGCGTTCAGCTCATACGCTTCTTTGCGTGTTATTTGTCTCATCACTCCTGCGTTTCTCTGTTCGCCTGTTTTCAGCATTTCTATGAATGCTGGTTGTTTTGTTGATCCTGCTACGTGTAAAACCGCTTCTTGGTTTTCAAGATACCTTGTTTTGCGTATGTGTTTGTCGAATACGTCTTCATTTACCATAAAGCATTGCTCTAACGTGCCTTCCCAGCAACCAGTGCCTTCTGACATGCTATTAGATACTTTTCCCATGTTGAGCAGTGTATCGTACATTCTTAAGAACTTTGCTTTTATGTGAAGATCATTCACATTGTCTATTGAGAATATTACTTTTGGTTTATATAAAGTCAACATTGTTTATCATCTTTCTTTGTTTAAGAGGTCGCTCGCCTGAGAGCGAGCTCCCTTAGGGTGTTTGCTCTTAGGCGAGCGATCTCTTATATTTTGAAATATTGCTTGTAAAGAGGTCACTCACTTGAGAGAGAGTGAGCTCCCTTAAAGCGCACGCTCGCAAGAGCGGGCGTTAGAGCGGTGTTAAACTTGAACGCCTACGCATTCGTCTATGAAATCGCTTGCAATTTGCTGAGGCGTCTTGCCTTCGCCGACAACATATGCGATATAGAGCATTGAGATTACTATTTCTTCATCGTCTGTCGTTGTCATGAGCACTTCATGCGCTTCACGGATCGTTAGACCGTTATCTCGCACATCTCCGAGTGTTTCCAGAACTTTTGCGATGCCGTAGCACTCTTCTTCAGTTGTTTGTCTTGATTTTTCTTCATCATTAAAGATAGAGAGCTCACTCTCTTGTGAGTGATCTTGTATATTGCTTGTTTGAGCGTTTGTCACCGTCGCGCTTACTAGCGTCAGTGCTACGATGTATGTTGCGATCAGTTTTAACATTTTTCTGCCTTTCTGTGT